TAATATTCCAGCAGCTTGAGATTTAACTGTTCTAATTTGACCTGTTTTTAATCCTTCAACTTTAACTTCGCCTTCGGTACCGAGTCCATTATCTTCATCATCTGCAGTAAATAAAGTATCCGCAATAGCTTTCGCCGTTGCATCTCCATACGTAGCGGTTACCGTTCCCGCATCTGCGTCATAAGTAAAAGTTTGCTTGGTATTCGTATACCACTCCTCGTCTTTTTTCTTAGCGTTGTTTTGAATAACCTCATAAAGTCCAATAGCTTCTCTTTCTTCGTTACTCCATCGAAAAGAAAATATGTTTCTTGAATATTGAGTATCGCCTATAACCATTCCTTTTGGATTATTGATTAATTTTGTAATTGATCCGTCTTCTATTAATGCCCACATATTATCTCCTATTAACTTTCAGGTATATTTAAAGTTCTCCCTACTTCTTGCCAAATTGCTCCATTGTATCTGAATACCAAAATGTCCGTTTTTGCATTTGTATCTGTTGTAGTCGGAGCAGTATCAGCGGCAAAATTAAAAATTGCATTCCAGGCAACAGTAGTAGTTCCATCATGATTAAGCTCTAAACAAATAAAAGCACCTTCAACTGCATTACTTGGTGCAGAAATAGTCGTATTTTCTGTCGTTAAATGATATGCGTTTGCTGCGGCACTTGCATCCCAGGCAACTGCGTTCGATGATGATGTTAATGCTACTTGTGTCACATTAGCTGCTACAGCAAATGTAGAAACTCCAGCAACAGCAAGAGTACTTGCCATATCTACAGCACCATCAATATCAACAACATCTAAATTAGCTGTACCATCCACGTCAATATCGCCAGCAAGATCAATTCCTGCTGCACCTGCGAAAACTAAATCATCTGCCGATGTGTCCCATAGCATGTAAGCACTTGACGTGTCTCCAAAAAATTTTGTATCATATCCTTGCCCATCAACACCAGATGTAAATGCAGCGTCTATTTGAACTGCACCATCAATATCAACAGCGTCTAAATTTGTTGTTCCATCTATATCTGCATTTCCAGATACATCTAATGTTGCAGAGTCTAGCTCACCTGACAAAGTAATATCAGTAGCACCAGTAATAGCACCATTCAGTGCAACAGCACCATTAATATCAATTGTTGTTGCAGCAATTTGTATTTCTGTATCTGCTACTAAATCTAATTGACCATCTGTACTTGAATGAATGTATAAAGCTGTATCATAAAAACAAAGTTTATTTGTTGAGTTTAATGTTAAACCTGTTCCATCTGTATGGACTAATGTTGTGTCTTGGTCATCACCAAATTGAATTGAACCAGAATCATTTAAGAAAAGGTCATTAAATTCTAATGCTGTTGTTCCTAAATCAGCGCCACCTGAAGCATCTGGTACGAAAGCAGTTTCTGCTGTAATTGTAGCACTTCGTATATTAGAAGTTCCATTATCTATTGCACCAAATCCTGAAGTAATTGATCCGGTATCTAATGCTCCAGTTGTTAAAATGCTAGAACTTCCTGCAACCACACCATAAATAGAGCCAATAGCTGTACCATTAATTGTAATAGCATCCGCTTCTAAAGTACCATCTACATCAACATCACCAGAAAAATCTCCTGTTGCAGCGTCTAATTCACCAGAAATGGTTAGATTTCTACCACCAGTAATATCTGCACTAGAATCTAAAACCATTGCTTTACTTGCGGCTGCAGTACCTGCAGTAATACCATCTAAAAATTCTAATTCTGCTTCTGTTAATTCTGCACCTGAACCTAAAGTGAATGTTCCTGTAACAGTTAAATTATCTGCAATTGTAACTTCTGAAGTTGAGTGTCCAATAGTAACTGCAATACCTGAAGTCTCAGTTGCTACTTTTAAAGCACCTACTGCATTTGTAATATATGAATTTGTACCATCGTGATAAAGAGTTAAATCTTGACTATCACCAATTTTTAATGGAGTTGAATCTGTTAATAATAATGAATCTGCTGATTCATCCCATAAAGCAAAACTTCCTGCTGTAGCCCCAAATAATTTAACATCATAGCCCGTGTCATCAATACCAACTGTTAAAGTATTATGTATTTGATGTGATGCAATACCAGTATCAACCATGTTTGGATTAGTGGCATGATCAGCAGTAGCATAAACAATTTTTGTTCCTTTATCTGTACCTTTAAAAACAACTGTGCTTCCTGATCCAGAAACATATTTAAATGTGACTAGATAATTGCCTGATGTACCATTCATCAGAATATACATTTGTTGAACATCCAAAGGAACTGTCACCACAGTGTCTGCACTAATTGTTCCTGTAAATTTTATAATTCTGTGTGATAGTTCAGCACCTGTTGATCCATCAGAAACGGACAATGTAGTAGGAGTTGATGTTACAGCTTTCTCAACATAGCCACCAACCATCTGTTCGATGATTTGTAAATTGGTATTAGTTGTACTACCCCATGTACCGGCATTCTCGCCGGTAGTCATCAACTCTGTACCAAGACCCGTATAACTTGATGCCATATTTTATCTCCTAAGCGCTCCCTACAAATACTTCAACATCACAAGAATCTGTATCAGCAAGTGCTGTGATATCGACTAAATCGTTTAATGATACTGTAATTGCAGAACCAGCTGCATGCATAGTATCTTTAACTCCACCACTATTATCACCAGGATAAATAAACGAGTGGCCAGCATCTACCTTCATACAAAACTCTGTACTGTCTTCATCTCTGAATGTTAATGTAATGTGGTTACTTGAATCTAAATTTGTAATTCTAATATATCTAACATCATCTTCATCAAACTGACCTGCTAAATAACTTTTAGATAAGTCTGTTGAAGAAGCTGTAGCAAAACCTAATAAACCTGTTTCAGTAGTTGAAATGGTTACTATTCTTTTAACAATTTCATTAACACTAGAAATATCTAACGATCTTTCGCTATTGTAACTATTATTGTTAAGTGTGATTTCTTCGATTACTTTAGTTGTTAGTGTTGCCATATTTTAATCCTTACGGTGTCTGTTGAGGAACGGGTATACGTGGTTCACCATCCGTATAGTCGTCTCTTCTTCGTCTACCTATCTGTTCTCCACCGAATTTTTGTACTTCGGTTTGATATTTTTGTTCATATAATTGTAGCATATCCGTTGGGCCTTTTAAATAGCTAAATGCTTCCACTAGACATGCATATAAAAGTCCATTTCCAAAATTAAGACTTAAATAAGTTGTCGTATTTGCTGAACTCAATCCTGTTGGTCTAGCATTATACTGAATTTTGTACATAAAAGCTGAACTTGGTGTTGGAACAATTGTAATTCTTCCTGAAGAAGTTGCACCAGTTCCTTCTGCTTCTCCTGACATAGCATAATATTTTGGTGTGCCAGTAGTCGTTTCAGCTGCATCATATTCTCTTAAAAAACTAATATCTTTCTTTTCTAGCCAGCTATTAGCTCCAGTTGCAGCCGTCGTTGAAGTATAAACTTGAAGACCTCTAACAAATAAAGTTCCCGCAGGAGCATGAACATTATCTTTTGAAGCCGTTAAATTTCCAAGCATTTCTTTTCGATCTGCATCAATTGGAACCTCTCTTTGAATTCTAAGTTCTGAATTATCTATAAATTGATCTGTAATAGTACTAGAAAATACCGATGTTCCTACTTCAGTATAATTCTGAATTGCTGTTGTTAATGTTGAATAAGTAAATCCTGCCATATTACGCCGTTAGAGTTGCTGGACCAGCCGAACAATTCTCTCCCCCTCCTGATACTGCCCCACTTGTAGCAGTGTTTGTATTAACAGTAAAGTGGTAGTAGTCATCTGTATTTGTAATATCTCCACTCGAATCTCGCTTCCCGACTGTAATCGAGTAGCCAGAAGAATAAGCAACATTTGATCCAGATATTCCATCAAAATCAGATGGATTCTGATAAGCATCAGAATCTGAACTTGTCCAAATAGGTCCTCTAAATCTTACAGTATCACTTGTAGATCTACCATGAGATTTTTCAAATACATTTATAATTCCTGAACTAGCTGCAATTGTTTCAAAAGGATTAGGTTCTAACATTCTAGCTACTTCATTTTCAGATCTAGCAGGTTTTGCATATCTTAAGCCATGTCCTTCTGTACCATGATATCTTACTTGATCTTGAGGATGTAGTGCTTCATATTCAGATTTGTGAACAAGCATACCATTCCATTCTTTAACCATTTCATTATACGGAAATTCCATTCCACTTCTGTCTGAGATCGCTTTAGCGTATTTTCCTTTTGCAAATGCCATAATTATCCACTTGGGTAGTAAGACTCCGGAGTTATATAAGTACTTGTAGAAGATCCATCTTCTGCCAAAGCTCTTTTTAATTCGTCTTCATATAATAATTTTAATTCTTGAACTCTTTGTGGTGCAAATTTTTGTGCTAAATAAAAAGCTAATCCTGAGGCCATACATGGTACAAAACGATAAGGTACATCAGTTGCATCAGTGTAAGTTGCATCAGCGTCTTGAATTCTTTTGACAAAATAAATGTGCATGTCTTTCGATGCATTGGAAGAATCTGCCGTTGGATAAACAGTTATAGTAGTTTTATCAACAAGTCTTTGAACAAAATATCTAGAAGGAGTTCCTTTAGATAATTTATTAGCTAAACCTGAGTAAGTTGATCGATCTGTTTTTGTAAGTGTAGAATCAGCTTGATCTGTAGCAGTTCTATCCGTTCTAAGGGTAGCTTCTAAAACATCTGCTATTCCATAAGTAGAAGATCCTGTTGTTCCACCAACAGTCACAGAAGAAGTTCCATCTCCTGTAGCTCTATAGAAAGTATATTCTGCT